ACGATGGGAACTGCTCTATTTGGAGGCGATCTTGTCGTCAGCGGAGGAATACTACTCACAGGAGATTTATTAGAAGTAACAGGAACAATTGCTGCGACACAAGGCATCAGCGGATCTCTAACTAGATTGACAGACGGCACTTCTTACCTAGTCGCAGGTAGCAACATTACCATCGTATCGCAATCAAATGGATCTGTCAGAATTAGTTCTGCTGGTGGTGGAAGTTCATCTCTCACGTTGCAGTTCCTTGCAGGTACTATGACGTCAACAGCTCCATCAAGTTCAATGGAATCCATGGGGATGGATTATATAAATACTAGCTCGTTGCCTGGTTCACCGACCTACACGTTCTCCGCAATATTAGCGACGACAGCAGGAACTACAGCCTACATGGATCTTTATGACTATAATGGAATATTCGGTGGAACTCCTGGACCGATATCAGGATCAGTATTGACTGGATCGAGTCAGTCTTATACTTACTTAACAGCGGATGTAACAACGGCGATGACATCACCTTCTGGCAACGGTATCATCGAAGCGCGAATATGGTGCGACCCAACAGGCTCAAACTTGAATGCAATATGTAAATCAGCCAGGTTGACAATAAGTTAATGAAAGAATGAGATAACATGGCAAAGTATAGAGCAAGAGTAGATTGTTATTTAGAACCCATATTAGGAGATTCAGTTGGAGTTCATTCCAGAGCAAATGGCGAATTCTTCGTAAATCTGGTACAACATATTTCATCCAGCATGAATGACCTTGGGATTGAGATGCTTGCCTGGAACTACGGTGGAGGAGGTTCAGAATGGTCTTTTTGGAATGAACCTGGAGCAACCGGCCGATACGCTTTTGCTTGTTTTAGATTCCATTCTGCGTCTTTTGGTAAATTTGATTGTTTGATATATCAAAACACAGGTTCTTATAACAGTCACACTGGGTCCATTTATGTAAACAACCAAAATAACAATAATGATCAAAGTCATTGTTATTTCCAAGTTGGCGTGGCGTTTGCTTGTCATCCTAGTGGTTCTGTACCTGACGTTTATCCATACACGGGAGGTCCTTGGGATGGCAGTTATGGAGTCGGTGCAGATATTCAGACAGTAACAGAGCTTTGGAAAACCACACCAGAAAGCAAAGGTGCTTTCTTCCCACGACCGAATGGAATTTCAGGAGAAAGCTCTGGGTCAAGGGCCACCTTACAAGGTCTCGGTGGATACGAAATGAACGGATCTAGGAATCACTTCATTGTGTCGGAGGACAGTTTGACAATTCTTACTGATTCAGCAATGGATGGTCGCCACCGGATCATGCATTTCGGCCCATACACTCCTCGTTCAGGCACGACACCAACACCTGAGAGCCCCTATGTCATGTGGTCTAGTAATAACCCAGACAGCTTTTCTCCGTGGGTTCATTTCTACGGAAATCAGATAGGCACAACGTCTAGAACTGACGACAACACCTATCAAGGAGCTCTTGCACATCCAAATTTACTTTCAGGAACGACACGTTTCAGCTGGAACACTGTAGTGACCAGCGATATGTTTTTAGGATTGAATAAATTCGTTGAGAATGGATCATACGAAAAATTCCCAGTATGGGTCACTATCAATGAGGGACCTGATTGTGGAACGTTAGGTGTTTTGAATCATCTTTGGTATGGCATAGGAATGCCCAATCTTAGCGTTTCTGCAGTTTCTTCATCAGCCGCGTTCGGTCGAATGACGATGAATGAAAATAAAGTTCTTGTTCCTTGGAACGGAGATCCACCAACTACGACGCCTTGGACGAGAAAAGGCAGAAATTTTAGCATAGGATGATAAGAGGAATCTAACATGGCAAAGTATAGAGCAAGAGTAGATTGTTATTTAGAACCTGCGGTGGGAGATTCAGTCGGAGTCCACTCTAGAGCAAATGGCGAATTCTTCGTTAATTTGATACAACACATATCCTCTAGCATGAATGATTTAGGGATAGAAATGCTTGCGTGGAACTATGGTGAAGGAGGTTCTGGGTGGGATTTTTGGGATGAGCCGAACCCTCCTGCCTCCGGATCTTTTGCATGTTTTAGATTTCATTCGGCTTCGTATGGAAAGTTTGATTGTTTGATTTATGCAAACACTGGTTCCGCCGCCGCCGGCCGCACTCACACTGGTTCTATTTTTATTGATGATTCGACCCACCCAACAGATCAAACCTACGGATTTTATCAAGTAGGAATAGCCTTTGCGTGTCATCCGAGTGGATCAGTACCTGATGTTTATCCATATACGGGAGGTCCATGGAATGGAGGGTATGGAGAAAACGCTTTTGTAGAGACAGTGGGTCCTGTCTGGAAAACGACCGCAGCTGGTAAAGGAGCATTTTTCCCGAGACCGAATGGGATATTAGGACAAGTTTCTAGTTCAAGATCTTCTCTTTCTGGAATTGCAGGTACAGAAATGAATCAAAGTAAGAGTCATTTCATCTTGTCTGAGGACAGCGTCACGATTTTTGTTGATGATGCATCTGACGGTTATTCTAGAGTGATGCACTTTGGTCCTTATACTGCAAGGTCTGGAACTAATCCTGAAAGTCCGTATGTCATGTGGAACACTGGAAATGATAACGTGGTTCCTTGGATTCATGGGTATGGTGGTACGATTGGAAGCTTCACGCTTGTCAACAACGCGCCTCAGGGAGCCATTGCACATCCAGATTTGTCCAAGGGTGCATTGAAATTTAGTTGGGGTTTTTTGGCTCATGATTCCTCGAACGGCTACAATAACTTCGTCAATAGCGGATCATTCGAAAAATTTCCCGTGTGGGTCATCGTTAATGAAGGTACAGAAAGAGGAATTCTTGGTACACTCAATCACTTGACTCTTGGAGTCGGAATGAACAGTCTCACTGTCTCTGAACTTTCTTCGTCGGCCGCTTTTGGACGACCAACTACGACGGAAGCAAAAGTTTTAGTGCCGTGGGATGGAGTCCCTCCTCAATCGTCTTCGCCCAATAGAACTGGTAGAAACTTTAGCATAGGTTGAACATGCCAGGAAACGATTTTACAGATTTTTTTCCACCTGAAATACAAAATCAGGTCTTTCCAGAAGTGTTCCAATCCAATGGTCAACATTCTTCTGCTACCGAATTTACTAACTTAATTCCTGAGATCTTTCGAGATGCTGGTGTTTTAAAGACCGCAACCGAATTTGATCACACGACTCCTGAGGTGTTCAAATATCAAATAATCACCACGACAGGAGGAACTCCTGCCATCAAGTATCGAATGAGAGGATATTATGTTGGAGGTTCAACGTACGAATTTTGGATTACAACGAATCCTAATTCAGCCAATCCCAGCGGGAATCCTCTTATCAACAAAGTAATAGATTCAATCATCGCACTATAATAAAAGTATTATATTGAGATAACATAATTTTATATGCCTGTCAAATTTAGAAGAATCGGAATAACCAACAACATCTATAATTCTGGATTTCCAGTTGGAAGACCAGCGCTTGGCCCTACGGGCCCGCAAGGAGAAGCAGGACCAACTGGCTCTACCGGTCCTACCGGTCCAACTGGTCCAACGGGACCGACTGGCTCCGCTGGTCCGACAGGTACAACTGGTTCTGCTGGACCAACAGGGCCGACTGGTCCATCAGGATCAACTGGGCCGCAAGGAGATAAAGGCGAAACCGGTGCTACAGGTGATCGAGGAGAAACAGGAGCCGCGGGTCCAACAGGTCCCACGGGTTCTACAGGTCCTCAAGGTGATAAAGGTGAGACAGGAGCGACTGGAGATAGAGGAGAAACAGGCCCAACAGGTCCCACAGGTTCTACAGGTCCTCAAGGTGACAGGGGCGACAACGGCGTTACGGGTGCTACGGGTCCAACAGGTCCAACGGGTCCCGCAGGTTCCACCGGTCCTCAAGGTGACAGGGGTGACAATGGTGCCACAGGAGCTACAGGCGATCGAGGAGAAGCAGGAACTACAGGTGCCACGGGAGCTACAGGCCCAACAGGAACAGCTGGCGGAAGCTTCTTATTTTACTTTGGTGCCACAAGCATAAGCATTGATGCAAATACATACTTGTATCCAGGAAGCGCCACTTCGGCAGCATCATCTACTATCATAGAAATTCCGATGCCAATAAGAGGCAACGTTACTAAAATGTATCTTGCTCAGTTAGCTGGGTCAGGAACCAGATCTATTGATTATAAACTTTATGTAAATGGATCTGCATCAGGCATGGGAGTCTCGACGACCACAAGCGGTACGGATGCGAATACTACGGACTCTATCGCAATATCTTTAGGGGATAAAATAGCGGTAGCATCCGTGCCAGCCTCAGGAATAGGCACGACTCCATCAAACATAATGGTAGTATTGGTTCTTGAACCCACGTGATTCAACTTTTTTACTTTAATAAAAATAGAAATACATATAAGTCATATGCCAGCGACAACAGACGTATTATTAATGAAGATAAAGCAATTAGAGCTTCAAATTCAAGAAACAGTGCAAAAAGGTCACGATGCATCTGCTCTTCAAGAACAATTGAATGAGTTGAAGAATTCTTTCATTCTAAAAAATGAAGCGCTAAGCAACAAATCTAACATTCTAAAAGGTTAATAGAAATAACATGCAAAAGGTAGACTTATATCAACCCATGATCAGCTCTCGTGTTGGTGCTCCCCCGCTAGTTCTCAATGTGGGAGTACAAAGAAGTTCTGCAGAGGTCATGGGTGGACCGGTTGAGAATGCTTTACGTGCAGAATATTACATCTTGTTGTCTGCTTTACCTGATGAGCTTAGAGAAAGAGTAAAGACAGCAGTGCAAGCTATTTTAACTTCCACATGAAAACATTATATCCAGGAATGAAAGGTGCTGATGTAAGACGTTGGCAAATTTTTCTTAGAGGCTTGTTTAACGACTCTAACGTAATTGTCAACGGAGATTACGATTCTGTTACCCTCGAAGCTACCCGTGCATTTCAAATTTCTAAGGATCTAGACGCAGATGGCATCGTGGGTCCTAAAACCATATCTGCGGCTTTGCTAGATGGATTCGACGTAGTGAAAGATAGTTCATCTGGAGAATTCGGACCTAACTGGCCACCTAGACCGTTGAATAATCCGTTAACACCTCTCGAGAGGATGCGTTTGTTTGGAAAATTTTCTTTTATATCTTCTCCCACGCAAACAAATCCTGAGGCGATAAAGATCACTGATGGGTGGGCAAAAGACAACATAGTCGTTGTGCAAGTACCTCAGTTGGTCGGTGTACCTGGATCTTTACAAGATGGTGCTGCCCACGTTCATAAAAAAGTATCAAAACAATTCTTGAAATTGTTTGATGATTGGCAATCGGCTAATTTAACTGAAAAAATTCTAACCTGGGGTGGATCATGGGTACCACGGTTTGTAAGAGGCTCAAGGACTTCTTTGTCAAATCACGCGTGGGGCACGGCATTTGACATAAATCATCAATGGAACGGGCTAGGTATCCGCCCTGCTCTTCGAGATGAAAAAGGATCGGTTAGAGATCTAGTCGAGATTGCATATCAAAATGGATTTTATTGGGGAGGATGGTTCAAATCAAGACCTGATGGAATGCATTTCGAGGCTTACAAAATAATCGAGTGATTATTTAATCATCATCATATGGCATTTAGAGACGCATCTCGCACTAGAAAAGCTTACTCTTACTACAGACCGCGACCTCGTCCACAATACGTTGCTACTCTTTCTGAGACGCAACAACTCCTTCAGACGATCAATAACCTAGCATCTCTGACGACAGTCACTATGATATGGAACGAAACTCTTTCAGGTCCGACCAACGATTCGAATACTGTTTTTACGCTTCAATATGAACCAATAGCTGAGACAGAAGTGCTTCTGTTCATTAATGGTGTATTACAACATAAAAACAACGGAAGCAATAAAGACTACAGCATATCAGGCAGTACAGTCACTATGAATTTTGCTCCGCATGAAGGAGATGAAGTCACTGCGACCTATGCGTATGATCCTTCAGTTTAATCGAAATTTGAATCGTTCTTGGTAGATTCTTAATAAATTAGCGTCCGTCACTGATACGTAGTATTATGGCTACGTTTTCCGAGACTATTAATCCGACGCCTTTTGGTTTTTTCGATTCAGATACAATTTTTCAGTCTGAAGCCGATGCCATGGTTCTTTTCGTCAAACGCAAGTTGGGTGATGATGTTCTTTCGGTCGAGTTGACAAAGAAAGAAATATGGGCATGCTTTGAAGAGGCATGTTGCGAATATAGCCGTTTGATACATGAGACAAAAATCACGTCAGAGCTAACTAACCTGCTAGGACTTCCTACAGGCTCAGCCGATATCACCAACAGGTACTCCAAGATGACATTGGATCATTTGCTTAGGTTGGCTGAACCTTACGCTTCTAACGCTTTTGTCGGTGGATCTTATGATGCGACGTTGGGGTATATAGATCTTGTAGCAGGTCGACAGGATTATGATATCTACTCAGATGTCAAAGACAATGAAACGGGGATTGGGATTTACGATAGCATGCCTTCTGGTTCTAAAGGTAAACTAAAGGTAGTAGAGGTATTTCATTTTGAACCCTTAGCATCTCAACAGTTTTTGTTAAATGCATCAAATATCACCAATTTCTTGGCAACAAACTTTAATTACGAATCTTACGTAAATTCAACCGTATTTTACGTGTTGCCAGTATTCGAAGATGTGTTGAGAAGAGGAATGTTAGAGACAGCCTTCAGAGTGAGAAGATCTAACTATAGCTATGAAATCTTGGGAAGAAAGTTAAGAATTTTTCCAATTCCGACGACTGATTTACAAACAGGGCGTTTGTATATGAAGCTGATGAAACCTCAGAATCCATTATCACCATCATACCATGATGATTCAATATATGGTGTTTCTGGACCTAGTAACGTACCATTAGGTAATATACCCTTTAAATCAATAAACCAACCAGGACGACAGTGGATACGACAGATGACTCTCGCGTTAAGTAAAGAACTTTTAGGGTTGATTCGCTCTAAATTTCAAACAGTTCCCATACCCAACGCAGACTTGCAACTTAACGGCGACGCTCTTATCTCACAGGCTCGTGAAGATAAAGACAAGTTAACGACACAGATGAAAGAATTTTTAGCTAATTTGACCTACCAAAAGCTGATGGAAGCTGATGCTCTAGCCGCTGAAAACATAAACAAACAATTACGTTTTATACCCATGCCGCTTGGAAAAGCCATCAGCATAGGATGAAAGGATGACCTATGGCTCGCCTTTTTATTACTCAAAGAGAAATAAACTTTATATCAGATGTTACGAAAGAAGTAATAAAGGATGTCATAGGTCAAAAAATCTATTATTATCCAATTTCTGAAACAAAAACAAAGACTCACGCAATCTACGCAGAAGCTCTTCAAAAGATATTCGATAACCCCTTAATAATAGATGCAATAGTCAGCAGTCAGTTCCAGATAGACACGAAGATAGACAAGTTCGGTATAGACACTAACTTCAAATCTGAGGTCTTCATTCAGCACAGAGACATGGTAGAGAAAGGCATATCTCCTGCAATAGGAGATTATTATTCTTTCAGCGACGTGTTTTATGAAATAACGGAATATAGATACATGCGTAACATCTACGGTCAACCTGAAAACATTGACGGAATTGCGTTGGTGGGAACCAGAGTACGTGAAAGTCAGTTTAAGGCAATTCTCAAAGGTCCAACTGACATTGTGTACACTGATCCCGACGCAGCTCAAACGACCTTCGTGCAACAACGAGGGTTTTCTGATAACGCAGATGGCCCAACCGCCGATGTTAGAGATTTGGTGAGACAAGGCGTTCTTGATCCACCCATCACAGGTCCCAAGGAGGTATCTCCTCGTGGCGATTCTACTGGTGCAGGTAACTCTTTTTATGATGAGGAATAAAACATGGCGACTAGATTTAACTCCAAGAGCTCTCCGAGGTACGGAGTCCCCGGTATAGCCGATAAAACGCATCAGGATTCGCCTGATCTTTCCATCCCTGCCGTCGGAATTGAAGACGTTGACGTGTCTCTTTTTAACTTGTTCGAAAAAGAAATTCCTCTTCAGGTGAATGGAGATAACGCCACTCCTAAAAAAGTACCTGTAATTTTTGCGTCAGGCGAAAAATGGGCAATGCTAAAAAAGTATCAAGCGATCAGAGACAGAAACGGATCGTTGATATTGCCTTTGATCACCATATTAAGAAATTCGATTGAACAGGATCTTGCAAATGACATTGCTGGTCGAGGTATCAACCAACAGACCAATGAAATCGTGATTCGCAGGCGGTTGGATAAGTCTGATAGAAGTTACCAAAATTTGATTAATCGCTACTTGGTAAAGAATCAAAAGAATGTAGCAACCAACAATTACAGAGAGCATCTGCCTGATCAATTGTTAACCAATAGAAGCGTCGGTGAAGATCAAGACGATCCCACGATAATCGACGGCGGGTGGTTAGCTGATATCAAGTCTAAAAACATTTATGAGACCATCGTCATACCTTCTCCACGATTTTGCTCCGTCAAGTATGATGTAACGTTGTGGACTCAATACACGCAACACATGAATCAGCTGCTTGAGCAAATAATGTCTTCATTTTTACCTCAAGGTAATGCGTGGCGCTTAGATACACCTAAAGGTTACTGGTTTATTGCGACGGTCGACGGAGCGTTTGATCCAGAAACTAATTTTGAAGCGATAGAGCAAGAAGAAAGATTGGTGAGACACAAGTTTTCAGTGAACGTAAATGCTTATATCTTCGCTGGAACCGCTCCTGGGGTCAACGTACCGATCAAACGTTACGTTTCTTCGCCTATAGTCACCTTTGACACAGGATTAGAACCAAATGGAGGCTTAGGCATGAGCTCAACGGCGAACACGACTGGAAATCCGTTTCTAGGGTCTGACGATCCGACTTTACCTCTGTCTAATGACAAGAATCGTAGACCAGATCAAAGAAATACTGGAACTAGGTTGTATGATCCTAAAACCGATAATTTGGTTTCGACAGATCCTGCGTTGGCTACTAGAGCAGCCCAACAATACAATCCAGTGTACACCAAGGTTGTGTCTCAAGACTCAACAGGCAGACAGGTCATTAAATATGATAGGTCTTATAGGGTCACGGCAGCATCTGGCGAAACTGTCTTGAAACCAGCTTCGGATTTCATATCAAAACCAGGTATAGCCACTGCTGACGCTATCTTAGGCGGCCTGACTTACGAGAGCGGCAAAGACCTCTAAAAACATGTTAGATTAATCGACAAAAGTTTTTTGGATTTATCCATAATACTTATAGAAAAGTTTTTCTATAGTGTTTTTAGAAGGAGTATTATAATGGCCGAGCAAGTATTCAGATCGCCTAATTTTTTTGAACGTGAAATTGAGCTCAAAGCTCCACCTCCTGGAGGTCCTGTCGGTGTTCCGGCCGGCGTAATTGGAACTGCTAGAAAAGGTCCTGCATTCGTTCCCGTCACGGTCGCAAGCTGGAATGAGTTCGTCAGCGTCTTTGGCGATCTTGATCCAAAGAAGTTCGGTCCTTATGCTGTTAATGAGTTTTTGAAAAATCGAGCTTCTCTCACGTACATGCGCGTGCTTGGAGCAGGTGCCAACCGCACCGTCGCCGATATTTCAGACACGACTACGACAGGAAGAGTTAAGAATGCAGGCTTCAAGCTAACGCCGACACCGCTCGGCATCGACAAAGATGCTCACGCAAGAACGGTTGGAAACTTACAGTTTTTGGTAGCTGATCACACAATCACATCGAATGAATCGGCAGGAATGCCGATGTTCACTGACAACGATTCTCGCACGCAAGCCAACAATATTTCTTTGGTCAGAGGCATGGTTATGTTGGCATCTGGCGCTAGAATGTTGGTGTTAGACGGCAATGAGCAGCTAGGTACCAAAGCAGACTCGAGCGTATCAATTGATGACTCTGCTCAGATCAAATCAGGGAAATTCAAGATAATCATTTCTTCTTCGTTAGGTAGCAGCTTCTCTTTTGATGACAAGAAGACAGGCATTAAAATCTACACAGCCTCGATGAATCCATCGAACGCAGATTATTTCGGGAAGATTCTGAATAGAGATCCAGAGAAATTTGCGCAGTATCAACATCTCTTGTACGCTGACTTTGCGGTAGATGAAGAAGTTGCTGGAGTTCTAGAAGACGATTACGTTGCCGTTCTATCAGGATCTGCTAACAAGAGTCTCACGTCAGGCGACATCACATCTGAATTTAGCTCTTCTTACGCTTCTTTCAACACAAGATTCTCGACCCCGAAGACGACATTCTTTATATCTCAGCCATTCGGTTCGACGGAATATGATCTGTTTGCTGTCGAAGCGATCGACGACGGTGAATATGCCAATAGTCTCTACAAGATTTCGATAAGCAATCTTAAAGTTTCTGAAAATGAAGCTTATGAGTATGGTACTTTCAACCTGCAGATTCGCGATTTTAATGACACTGACATCAATCCTCGCGTGATTGAAGAATTTGTCAACTGTTCGTTAGATCCAGATTCTGACAACTATGTTGCGAAACTCGTTGGTGATCGTAAGGTAACATACGACTTTGACCAAGACATATCGACAGAACGCCGCATCGTTACGACAGGCAAGTATCAAAACGTATCAAAGTTCGTTAGAGTTGTCATGTCGACGGCCGTTGAAGAGAAGAAAGTACCAGCTCGTACATTGCCTTTCGGATTCCACGGCGCTGAAGTGTTGAAGACCAACGACAGCCTAAACGATTTAGTGCCCACCGCGGCATTGAAGAGGCTCGGTGGCCGGCTCGTAAATAATGTAGATAGCATTCTTTCAGGTGCAATACTCCCGCCAGTTCCATTCAGGTATAAGGTGACGAAGGGTGCAGTCGACTCAACTCCATCTTGGGACGGTGACCCTGGCCCTCTAGAAGCAGCGATGCCTGCTCTGTATTGGGGTGTCAAGTTCGAAAGAAACAATGATCCTTTGAACTGTAACCTTTCAGAAGAAAAGAATGTTTTGGTTGAAAGCTACACCAAATTCTTAGGAATTAAGAAACTTGATGTTTTGGTGACAGGTTCTGGCGCTGATTCTTTCAACAATAACAAGTTTACCCTCGCCAAGGTAACTTTTGCCAATGGATCAATTTCCGATCTCACAGGGACAATTAGGTCTCACATGAGAGAGGCTGCATATATCAGAAACGCGAAGGTAGATCCTTCGACATACGTGGTGAAAGACCCAGTTTTGGGTAACAGAATAACATTCGCATCCTTGTTGTCAAATGGTCAAGCTTATGAGTTCAACAAATACTCTAGTTTTGCTAAGTTCACCACATTTATGCAGGGTGGATTCGACGGTCTAAACATCCTCGACCCAGCCGCCCGCCGCATGAATGATAAAGCAACTTCTTTTGAAACTCCAAATGGTGCTGCTTCATCTATCTACGTGTCACCGGGACTCAAGACTAACGTGGCAGGATCTGATGTGTCTAACAACGCTATCAGCTCTTATACCACGGCTATTGACTTGATGACAGACCCATTACAAGTCAACGTTAATCTCTTAGCAATTCCTGGAATTAGAGAAGATTACATAACCAACTATACCGCCAAGAAAGTCAGGGATTACGGCTTGGCCATGTACGTCATGGATATTCCGAACTATGATGATAGTGGGGATCGTTTATACGACGATTCGACCAATCGCATCAACATTGAAAATACGGCTTCGGTATTTGAAGACAGAACGTTTGACAACAATTACGTAGCCACTTACTTCCCGAACGTTTATGTAAATGATCCTACTAACAAACGTTACGTAAAAGTACCTGCATCTGTCGCTGCTCTCGGAGCAATTGGGTTCAACGATCAAAATGCATATCCATGGTTTGCTCCTGCTGGATTCAATAGAGCAGCCTTGGACTTCGTTAACAACGTGGAAGTAAGACTGAATGTTTCAGATAGAGACAGACTGTATGATGCTAGAATCAATCCGATAGCAACATTCCCTCGTCTGGGATTCGTTATCTACGGCCAAAAGACGCTACAGATCAGAAGATCTGCTCTTGATAGAGTAAACGTTCGTAGATTGTTGCTGGAGGTAAAGAGAATCATCATAGGAATAGCTAACAGAATTATCTTCGAGCAAAATACACCGTCGGTCCGCAACAAGTTTGTTGCCGATGCAATCCTTCAGCTGGGTCTCATTCAGACGCAGGCTGGTATCGAGGCATACCAAGTGATCATGAATGAAACAAATAACACGCAGGAAGACGTCGACCTTAACCGTCTGAATGGCAGAATCGTTGTTGTCCCAACAAGAGCGATCGAATTCATTGCTATCGACTTCATCGTAACCAACGCTGGCGTCGAATTTGTTTGATGCAAACGTCGGGAGATTTATACTTATCATGCAAAGCTTAGGAGCGATATAAATGGCACAGCTCAAATTTGGAAGTGCAGGAGTAACATCAAGAGAAATTGACCTATCAGGTCCAGTAGAAACCTCGCCGACAGGCGTTCCAGCTGGTGTGATTGGAACGTCTGTCAAAGGACCAGCTTTCGTACCGTTAACTTACGGTAACTTGAAAGACTTTTTTGCTAAGTTTGGTGAAAGCGATTCAAAAAAGTTTGGTCCTATCGCGGTTGCTGAATGGCTGAATAATGCGACTTCGGTCACGTATTTACGTGTTCTCGGAGTCGGCGACGGTAAGAAACGCGCGGCTTCAGGTGCTGTGACTAACGCTGGGTTTACAGTGGGTGAAACGCAGCCTGATTCCACCGGAATGTTGTCTTCTAATCCTTATGCAAACTTCTACGGTGATCTAGGACGTACCTACTTCTTAGGTTGCTTTATGTCGGAGTCTGCAGGTTCTACTTTCTTTAGTGATGCAGGCCTTCAGGGATTGAACAGGGTAACTTCTCCTGGTGGCGATTTAGATGCAGCCGTACCAATCGTCAGAGGGGTTCTGATGGCACCATCTGGAGTCATACTCAGATTGTCTTCATCACATGGCGTGGGTTCCGCACTATCTGCCGCCCCGACACTCACTACCATAGGTAGCCTGTCATCAGAAGGAAATCTAAAAGGAACGACTTTGGGTTCTATAACATTGGATTCTTCGAAACAAGAATTCACCTTGCTTCTAAATGGGCACAGAGGTCTTGATTCCGCCTATCCCAACGTGTTGACAGCTTCTTTTGACATTAATTCAGCTAACTTCTTAACGAAGGTTTTAAATACAGACCCATACAAGATGCAGCAAGCAGGTCATTATTTAGCCGCTCATTGGGATATTCACACTGCTCTTGCTGTCATAACAGGCACAAAAATAATAAACAACACCTCCGGATTCGCCACACCGCAAGGTCTCTCCCGAGGAGGAAAAGAAGCTTCTGTTTTCTTGTTAACTTCTTCGCTCGGCCGCAACGCAGGATCGGCAACGGTTCCAAATTTTGAATCATTCAGGGACAGATTCTCTAACGCAAAGTCTCCTTGGGTGATCTCACAAAAGTTCGGAGGAAATCCAATAAACCTTTTTAGATTCCACTCATTAGATTCAGGAGCAGGAGTATCAAATAGGTTTAAGATTACGATCGCTAACATCGTTCCTTCAACTGCTGCAAATTATAAGTACGGAGCTTTCAATGTAGTAATTAGAGCTTTTGATGATAATGATATAGATCAAAAGGTCTTAGAGAGCTTCAACGGAGTTAACCTAGATCCATCTTCTGACAGGTACATCGCCAAAGTTATTGGTGATATTAACGCATACTATGATTTTGATAGAGACGAAGCAAGTCAAAAACTTGTTATTGAAGGAAATTATACCCTTCGATCTCGTCACGTGAGAGTTGAAGTGTCTAACGAGGTGTTAGACATGGCGGTAGATTCCACTGCTTTGCCAATGGGGTTCAGAGGAATTGCTCATCTTGTGACATCTGGGTCTGTTCTTAAGACTCCGCTCACCACACCTGATCAAAGTGAACTAGTCTCACCTGAATACATAAAGAATGTCGTAGAGTCTCCTTTACCTTTCAGAAAAACGATCATAGACGGAACGGGATTACAGGCTCAAGAAAATGCTAGATACTGCTGGGGTGTTAAGTTTGAACACACGATGGATCTGACAGAACAAAACAGCGGGAATACACCAGACAAATCTCTAAATTACTTCACGAGTTACTTCCCAGATTTTGCCACGACGGACATGAATTTCGTTGAGGGTGACAACACTGGAGCTTCTGATACGTCGACTAACGGTATCTTGGATGCAGATAGATTCTGTAACAATCTGTTCACTCTTGAACACATCAAGATATTGACTGGGTCGAATGGAACTGTAGATCAACCTGACTCTTGGAAGTACGCAGAATATGTTCGCAGAGGGTCTATTCCTACCGACGATACAGGAAAGACTCGTGCGGTGAATGTATCTGATCTTGCATTCTCACAAAATAGAAGATTCCTCAAGTTTACGATGGTCATGCAAGGTGGATTCGACGGAGTCAACATATTTGATGAAAACGAACACCAGATCAACAACGCGGCTGTAACCGCTGACATGAACGATGCTAATAGAGGCGGGAACAGAGGTCCAAACGTCAGTTCTTATCTCAAGGCATTGGAAGTGATGAAGAACACTGTAAACGTGGATATTCAATTGCTCGCAATACCTGGCATCAGAACGCCTGTCGTAACTGATGCCGCCCTTGCAGCAACGGAAGAACGTTTCGACGCACTCTACATCATGGACATGGAGCAGGTAGACAAGGATGGCAATCTGATCAACGTCACGGGAGCAACCAAGCCTTCCGTAACCGAAACAATTGCTCAACACAAGGCTCGTAACCTCAACACGTCCTTCGCGGCAACCTACTTCCCAGATGTTCTAATGAGAGATCCTTCAAGAGCATCCAACACGGTCGTCGTTCCACCTTCAGTCGTCGTCCTCGGCGCCTTGGCATTGAATGATTCTCTAGGATATCCTTGGTTCGCCCCCGCGGGTTTAACTCGCGGCGCATTGCCAACGACACTAGAGACGAGCATTCAACTGAAGGATGAAGACCTCGACGCTCTATATGACGAAGACATCAATCCTCTCTACGCGCAGATAACGCAGGCTAGATCAGGATTAAACCCCAAGGGTGGTGTGGTCGTCTGGGGACAGAAGACATTGTATCAAGCTGCTTCTGCCCTCGATAGAATCAACGTTCGTCGTCTACTCATCGACATTCGTCGTCAGGTCCGCGAGATTGCTCAGACGATTATCTTCGAGCCAAACCGTGAGGCCACGCTCGCCCGCTTCTCTGCTGCCGTCACACCACGTCTACAGAGAATTCAGGCCCTTGCTGGTCTCGAAAGGTTCCGCGTGATCATCGATTCTTCGACGACAACGCAGGCCGACGTAGAGAACAACACGGTCAGAGGAAAGATATTCCTCCAGCCAACGAAGACGATAGAGTTCGTTTCACTGGACTTCGTCGTAGCAAACAATCTTCAATCAGTAACCTGATCACAGAAGTTGCAAAGAAGAAGAGCCGTCCACCGCGGCTCTTCTTTCATTTATGTTAGAGATGTTTAGGATGCCTTTCAATAATTTTTCTTTTTATTCGTTGGGTTACCAACGTTAGAATTATAAAAATAACCCACGAAGGATCCTACTGAGGTACACCTTTTCATGTTGTGATAGTTATTGTCGTAAAAAGAAATTGCGATGAGCCAATATAAGTTTAACAGCGCAGGGATATCAGCTCAAGAGATTGGGTTGGTCGGTCCAACTGATGAGGAAGATGCTCCATTCGGTCGAAACGCTTGCGTCATAGGAACTTCTTTTATCGGCCCTGCATTCGTTCCTTTGACGTTGGGGACTCAAGCAAAATTTCAAGCAAAATTTGGAGATCTTGACGCAAAGTTGTTCGGCCCTTTCGCGGTCAGGGAGTGGTTGAATAACGCTAACTCAGTTACTTATTTACGCGTTTTAGGGATCGGCGATGGTAAGAAGAGAAGCGCCAGCGGAGATGTGACATCGGCTGGATTCACCGTCGGAGAGGAGTTGCCTTTCATCTCATCTAGCGGATACATCGCTTCTAACAGCTTTGCTAGCTCTGGAGGTCCGTTAGGAAGGACTTACTTCTTAGGTTGCTTCATGTCTGAGTCGGAAGGTAACACCTACTTCAGTTCGGCTGGGTTACAAGGAACTGGTAGTCAAAACAACATCGTCGCAGCATCTGTTCCTATCATTCGTGGTATTCTGATGGCTCCATCAGGAGTCATATTACGTCTATCTTCATCAGGAGGTGGATACAATTCTAATGCTCCTCCTCTAACGTATGTGGCCAATGAATCTACGGCTTATGGAACCACGTTGGGATCAGTCACGTTGTTAGAAGGCAACAAATCTGTGAAGCAAGAATTCGTCTTGTTGTTAAATGGCCATGCCGTCGGTGACACTGCGATCACAGCTTCTTTTGACATGCAGGCTCCGAATTACTTTCCGAAGGTGTTCAATACGACAGCATCTTACATTCAAGAAAAAGGACACTTTTTGTACACACACTTCGACATTCACCCTTCAGTCGCAGAGCTGACAGGGACGAACGTGGTGACGGCCGGCGCAGGTGTGGCTTCTGATTCTAATAGGATATTTGGTACTGAAAGATCCATCTTCTTGATCACTTCTTCGTTGGCGAGAGACGTGGGGTCGAGCACGGTTCCCAACTACGAAAACTTCAGAGACAGATTCACGCACGCCAAGACTCCTTGGTTTGTCTCACAGGATTTCAGGGGTAATAGACACAACCTATTCAGGTTACATCTGCTCGGTGACGGAACTCAAGAGTTTCAATCATATAAGATCACGATAAAAGACATAGTTCCAGCGGCCCCTGATTCCATCTACGAGTACGGTACCTTTAGCATATTGGTTCGAAATCTGATAGATCCAGACGGCGAAACTTCAACACCTGTAGAGAAATTTATAGGCGTCAATTTGGACCCGTCATCTGACAAGTACATTTCAAAAGAAATTGGAGATGTTAACGCATTCTACGATTTTGACAGGCCTGACAGTGAGCAGAAGCTAGTCATAGAAGGTAACTACCCGTTAAAATCTAATGTCATAAGGGTAGAAGTATCAGAAGACGTTAAGAACAAGAAGGTTCCTTTTGATTCCCTACCTGTGGGATTCAGAGGCATATCTCATTTGGTCACCTCTGGATCTGCACCTCTTGCTGCGCTGAATTCTGCTGATGCTTCTGCATTGGTCTCTGCTGATTACGTAAAAAATTTGGTGCAGCCTCCTCTTCCCATGCGCTTTAACAACAGAGCGGTGAATCTCCAAACAACTCCTTCTACAAACAAATCTTGGGGAGTGATGTTTGATCATGCAGCACAAGACAGCAATGACATCAAGCAACCGTCTCTGTTCATCTTAGGTTACACGAGTCACTATCCTGAGCATGCATCAACCAACACAAATTTTGCAGTTGGTGATAACGTAGGCACTCTCGACACCCCTGCTAATGGCATCATGGATGCAGACAGGTTTTGTCACAACTTTTTCACTCTAGAAAACATAAAAATAATCACAGGATCCAATGGTACAGTCGATCCACCGTACGACTGGAATTTGGCTGAGTATGTGCGAAATGGTGACATCCCCGTGAACCATCTTGAGAAATCTAGACGAATTGGTATGGGAGATTTCTTATCTGCTTCCAACGCAGGATATCTGCGGTACGATGTGATCTTGCAAGGCGGGTTCAACGGTGTCAACATATTCGATACAGATGAAGCAGACTTGACCTCGGCCGCCGTAAAGGCCGACATGGCCGACCCAACTCGTGGCCGCCTCAAGGGTCCTTCTGTGACATCATATAAAAAATCTTTGGAAATAGTTGGTAATTCCATGAACGTTGATTTTAGCATTTTTGCTATTCCTGGAATCAGAGAACCTGTCATAACAGATGAAGCTACTCAAGTCGCTGAAGATAGATTCGACGCCTTGTACGTGATGGATGTGGAGAATGGTTCAACACCGAAGGAAACAGCAGAGATTCTAAAGAATCGCGTCGTGAACTCTTCATTCGCAGCAGCATATTACCCCGATGCCGTCATACGATTGTCTCCTCAGTTGAACACAGAGTACACTGTTCCACCGTCTGTCGTGATCCTGGGTGCTCTATCTCTAAATGACAGCATAGGACAACCTTGGTTCGCTCCTGCTGGTGTTACAAGAGGGAAGTTGGTGTCGACGGTCAAAACGACAGTAACGCTAAACGAAAAAGATCTTGACACTTTGTATAAGAGTAATATCAATCCCTTGTACGCAACGACCAACATAGAAGGCGTAAATCAGTTTCAAAATGTGAGCGCCGTCGTCGCATGGGGACAAAAGACGTTGCAGCTGACAAACGCAGCCGTCAACAGGATCAACGTTAGACGCCTGCTGATTGAGGCCCGCCGAGCCGTGAAAGAAGCCGCGCAGACAGCGCTGTTTGAGCCGAATAGACCTGAGTCTTCTACTCGTTTAATCAACATCATCTCTGAGAGATTGGCAACGATCAAGTCGTTGGGCGGAATGGACGAGTTTAGGGTGACTCTATCACCGTCTAATGATCCAGAATTCCTATCGATCCGTGGTCGCGTCTACATCAAACCGAAAAAAACTCAGGAGTTTGTGACGTTAGATTTCGCGGTTTCTAATGACGAATAAAAAATATTTTTGTTAGATCTTCTTGAAAGAATAATTATGCTAAGAGTTCCAACAATAGGAGTAATTTACAATGGCTGAAACCCTTGACGTTACGTCAATGATTCCAAACAAATTTGAACCAAAGCGCAAGAATCGCTGGGTTCTCATGATCGAAGGCATCGATGCCTACATTTTGAAGACAGCTGCTCGTCCACAGATATCCACGGAAGAAGTCGCGATTCCCTTCATCAATTCAACACGTTACTTGGCTGGTAGGACCACATTCGGACAGATGGCTGTCACTCTCCACGACCCAATCGCCCCTTCCGGTGCGCAGCAGGTCATGGAATGGGTTCGCCTCCACTTTGAATCGGTGTCAGGTCGTAGCGGTTATGCTGACTTCTACAAGCGCGACATTCAGTTGAAGATGCTTGATCCCGTCGGCACAGTCATCGAGCTCTGGGACATCAAGGGTGCGTTCATCATGGAAGCAAACTTCAATGATCTAACGTACGAAGACGGCGGACCGGTCGAAATTTCGCTAAATTTGCGTTACGACAATTGCGTATTGCAGTACTGATCTGCAAGCTTCAATCGAACTATTCGTTTGGAACCGTCAAGTTAGGCAGACTGAACTGGCTAATTTGTTAATTCTCAAAGGCCCAATTTTTGGGCCTTTTTTTATTTACAAAAAATTAAAAAGACTATAATTTGATTCTGATATCAGGAGACATATGTCAGATCAACGAGAAGTCAAAAATTCCATTTTTAATCCTAACATGCCTGCAGGAGTTGATCCTCGCATGCCAATGCAGTCTGTTGCTGATAAGCTGAAGGCAGAGTTCGGACTGGACATTCCAACTGAGCTCGTTCCGCTTCCATCATGCGGTAAGGTGTATCCCCCTGAGATGTCTTTACATAATCAAGACGTCGTCGAGATTCGTCCAATGACGGCAAGAGAAGAAGACATCCTAACCTCTAGAGCGCTCATCAAAAAAGGCACTGTCATCACTGAGCTTATCAAGGCTTGTCTCGTGGATAGATCAGTAAATACGTCTGATCTCTTGGTCGGAGATAGGAACGCGCTGATGATGGCCATCCGCATCACGGGATACGGTCCTGATTACACGACTGAGATGGATTGTGATGAGTGCGGTTCTAAAAATCAGCAAACGTTCAATCTATCAGAGCTACCGATCAAGAAGCTAGAGATAGATCCTGTCATTCATGGTCAAAACGTTTTTGAGTTCTTGCTGCCAAGAACAAAAAAGAAGGTCAGGTTCAAGTTCTCAACTGGACGTGATGAAGAAGAAGCTTCTATTTTAGCAGAGAAACAAAAGAAGCTGGGGCTAGGAGCTGAAACCGGCGTCACGACGTCTCTGATGCAATCGATTCTGTCAATCGACGGAATAGAAGACAGGGTGAAGATTTCAAACTTCATCAAGTTCATGCCTGCTCAAGATTCATTGGCTCTAAGAAATTACATGCGAGAACATGAGCCAGGCGTACTGATGAAGCAGGAAACTGTGTGTCCCGCCTGCGGAAACACAGAGGAGGTCAACATGCCGCTAGGCATCAACTTTCTTTGGCCTTCGTCCAGAAGATAAGACAACTTTTATCTTAGAACCTGCGTTCTTGCTGATGTACTATTGCGGATTTACATACAGGGAGACCTATGCGCTCCCTGTCGCATACAAGCAGTGGTTCATAGAAAGAATCAGGAAAGAGTTGACGAAATCGACTGACGACGGCAACACCCAATCTAGGGCTTTACACCACAATTCACCAGAGGTTAGATCTATGTCAGGAATGGCAAGAGAATCTTCTCCCTCACGGTTGCGAAGATTTACTTGATGCTCTAATAAAAAAAGGCAGTTTTCTTTTTAGAATATTAGATATTTGCATGACCAACCCAGCCTTCGTACAAATAGAATTAAATGGTGATGATTCTAAGAAGCATGAACTGTTTCGTGCAATCGCTTCCAAGCTAACTGGAAATCTAGCGTGCGAGATCAGGCTGAAGGGCACAAAGAAGCAGATCTCTATCGTCAATGAAGCCACCTCTGCCACGTATCAATTTCATCACAATCTTAATGACAAGAGCGCGAGCCTGCAATCTATCATAGAGAGTCTCAACAAGAAGCACGAAGCGGCTCAAAAGTTTGAGTCGCATTTCGGCATTTCTTGGGTTCTTTGATTGAGAAGGATGTAGCTAGATGGCACCTCCTGGCGGCGGCGGAAGTGGTGGAGGCGGCGGTGGTGGTGGGTTAAATCCTGACATCATAAGATCGCTCACAGAGTTGCTTGGGTCTTCCAACACAAATCTCGAAAGGATGTTGGAGAACCTCGGTCGTCTCGGCGCGAGCTCGCAATCGTTGACAGGTCTCGCCGGCTCAGCTCAGGAATTGGCTGATCATTTAGGCGGCCTCGGTCGGTCTCTCACCGATTTACAAAAGCTGTTAGGAAAAGTCAATAATGAATCAAAGAAACAATCATCCATCTTAAAGGGACTAGGCTCATCCTGGAAGGTCTTCGCGGCTGCCGCAAAGGGTGCCATGGGCATCTTGGGCGGATTGACTGACGTCATATCCACCGTAGGAGGAGCCTTGTGGGATTTGGGAGCTGCCATCCTTGCAGTTCCATTCGAGATGTTGAATTGGCTCATCAATAAGGCGAAGGCTGCCGGTGGTAGCGGCACAGAGTTAGCTGATGCTTATGAAAGGGTTCGCGAACAGTTCGGCGACTTAACAAAAAGCACATCAAAAGACGTAATAGATTTTGGTAAGAGCCTGGCAACGGGCATGATAACTCCAACTTTATCAGCCAGAAGAGCGTTTGGATCCTTAGCGGAGGCCATGGATCAAGCTTTAGAAGTGGCCGCAGAAGCTCCTGCAACGTTCCAACTCTTATCAGACCAGTTCGAAGAGAATGGGTTGCAGATAATGGCCATGGCGAAAGGTCTAGGTATCGGTAAAGAAGAACTCACTGCCTTGCAACAGAGAGCCGTGGCGACCGGCACATCTCTTGTGGATCTCGAGTCAGAGATAACGAAGTACGCCAAGGGAATGTCTGCTCAATTTGGATTGAACTCCAAAGCCATGTCTAGAGACATGGGCAGAGCGATGAAGGACGTGAAGCACTTCGCTAATTCTACCATCAAAGAAATTGCTCAGGCGACGACGTACGCACATAAGTTAGGTTTAGAACTCAAAGACATCACTGGAGTCTTGGACAAGTTCAACACATTCGACGAGGCCGCAGAGAACGTATCCAAGCTATCACAAGCCTTCGGGATAAATGTCGACGCTATGAAACTCGTTGAGGCCAAGACCCCAGCCGAAGCATTGGATATGCTTAAACAGGCGATGAACGCCGCAGGTAAGTCTGCCGATCAAATGAATCGTCATGAATTGCAATTGCTTGCCTCGACGGTTGGAATGTCAGAAGAGCAGGTTCGAATGGCATTCTCGATGAAGAATTCCGGCGTCTCGATGGACAAGGTCAAGCAAGCAGGCACAGGTCTAGAACACCAGATGATGAACACTGCAGAAGCTATTGCAGCCGTCGCTGATGACATAAAACGAATGAATAAACAAGGCCAAGAAGTTAAAGGAGAGTCTTTCTTCGAGATATTTGGCGAAGGTTTCCTCATGGGAATCGACACTTCTAAAGAATTCTTGTCTTTGCTTATGGCGGTGAAGAAAGACATATATATCGTTAGAGATGCTGGCATTCAACTAGGTCGCGCCTTCGTCACAAATTTCCCTGGCGTGAAGGACTTCATCGATGGATTGAAGCAGATATTGAATCCGACAGCAATAAAAGGATTGATGTCCAATGTTATCAACATATTCAAGGATTTCTTTGATCAATTGAAACAAGGCACTGCCGACACGGGTAAACTTTTTGATTCGTTGGTGAATGGGTTCACAAATTTCGCCGAAAAAACATCTGGTGGAAGCCAGATGTTGAAAGGATTGAAGAATATTTGGAAGGCTGTGGAGAGAATCATCTCTACAGGCATCGATTGGTTGTCCAATAAGTTGAAATCAGGATTAGATTTTATCGTAAAATTGTTGAGCGGAGATTTTAACGAAAGCATAAATAATGCAGCCAAGAATGCTCCTGAAGCTATTGCTAACGCGATCGGTGGTGGCACCGCAGCAGTGGCTCAATCTCCGATTGCAAAATCTTTTGTATCTATGTTTGAAAAATTGTCAGGACCTCTAGAGAAAATTTTCGAATTGTTATGGAAGAAGATAGTTGACAAACTCGGAAAGTTTTTAC